TCGATGTAACCATCCTCAGCAAATGCGGCTTCCCAAGCTGGGAGACCCGAGAGGAGTTCTTGTATTGTCTTACTCATCTTAGGATCTATCCTCCTGTTGTTGTTTTCTCTTCGTTTAGAGCGTCAGATTGACGCGGAATGCGCCAGTGACGTTCGTAACATCCAAATTGGAACGGATGCCCAACTTGTTCTTAAAGGTGCCCTCACGTGTAATTTCATATACCGTCTTCAAAGCACCTGGGTCTGACGGCAACTGCATGTAGGAAAGTAAACCGTCATCGAAATTTGTTGCAAACTTTTCGACCTCGATTACTTTACCAACTTGCAACCATGGATACTCACCGGCATCTGCGGCTGCAAGTTTTCTTGGACGGCCCATAAAGTCCGGGGCAATCAAGTCACCTGCCACTACATCTGCATTGACGTTTGTAACCATGGGGTACTCCACATAACCATGTGTAATAAAGCCAGCACCTTGCGATGTGCCCTTATCGAATGGTCTGTAAAGATCGTATTGTGCGCAGCCCACTGGAACCGAACGGGCAGCGACTGCCTGTGTGTCACCAGAGGCTCCAGCGACTGGTGTTGCACCAGCTACCGGATTCCAACCAGAAATAGTGTCGCCCCAAGTTACTGAGGCTGCGCTACCGTTAGATGGAACAAAGCGCGAATCGCCACTGCTATCTGTTACAACCGAAAGAATTGTACCTTTTGGTATAACGATCTCAAAGCGATCATCTTCTGAATCTACGTACCAAGTTGGAAGTGCAACTGATGGAAGAATGTAGGCCGAAGGTGCAATACCCTCTGAGACTACAAAACGACCTGCGCCAGTCTTAGTTCCTACCTTGCGAAACTTTGCTAAGCTCATGTTATTATCTCCTTATTATTTTTAGAGTTTCTTACGACCCATTAAAGCATCGACAAGAAGATCTTCAAACATTAATTCTGCTGTATTCTCTTCTTTCTTTTCATCTGCTCCGGCCTCTTGATCAATTGTCAATACGTTTTGCTCTTCATTAGATACTACTTCACTGTCAACCGTAATATCAACAAATTCTTTTATCTTTATTGGATTAGCGATTGGTAGTTTTGCCATATCTCTCAATGAATCAGCGAGTGACGTAGCTGTTCTCTTTATGTGATCTTCTATGAGAACATCTCTATCTTCTGCTGACTCAATACCAAGAGCAATTTTTGTATCGACAACCCTTTCGGCAAGGGTGCGATGAAGTGCTTCTTTGAGTTTTTTATTTTCTTCTTCAAGAGACTGAATTTTATTTTGAGTCTCATCGGCGTTTTGCTCAGCGGTTTCTTTATTGTTACTGAGTTCTGCTTTTGGCTCTTCTGTCTCTTTTGCTTCTTCGGTATCTGTTGAAGAAGCCTCTTCTGACTTTCCAGCGTCTACAGATTCAACAGCCTTTTCAGCTTGTTCTTCTGTCTTTTCTGAATCTTCAGATGAGATCTTTTCTAAATCTTCTACCGGATTTACGGTTTCGGCGTTTTCGATATTTGCTGGCTCTTCTGACGTCTGCTCAACTTCTGGAGCTGCTTCAACCGAAGACGACTTTAGATCTTGCGCTAGGCATTTAACGACCTCTAATACATTCTCGTCTTTAACTTCTATATTCATTTTGGAGCTCTCCTCATCATTGCTATGTACATTATTCTTAGCAAATAGTAATGTATTATCTCCCTGCCTATCAGTTTCACTTTCCTGCAAAGCCATTGCTGTCAAAAATGCGCCTTTAAGATGCAAATACAGCGGTCTTGATTCCTTTTTTTTAAGACCATTAAAAATTGATTCATTCTCCTCAACCGAAATTATATCCTCTTTATCCATATGTAAAATAAAAGCCGAAGTCTTGGCTGTCCAATTATCAAAATCTGCAGTATCTACTAAACCATCTATTTTTTTAGAAGATCTTACACCAGACCTTTGATCCGCCGGTTGGTTTACAAAAGAATACTCTTTAAAAGAAATATCCTGCATATCTATAAAAGCTAATTTACCCTTATAAACCTTACCCCTTTTATACTTTGGAAACTTTGGTCTACCAGTGTCATCTTCTTGAGCCAAATCATCACCAGATATAGAGCAAATAGCCTTACCCGCTCTCCCGCCAACAGAACCTGTTAAATATCTTTTATCTAGAACCTTTTGTACAGAAACCGGATCTGTAACTGCTATTTGCAATCTTACAAAATTAGCTCCATCTACCTCTTTGTCCATCCTAGCCGCCATAACCCTGCCAATGGGCTCGCCATTAAGATCATGATTTAAAATAATTGGTTTTGGATAGGGCTCTACCCAAGACTGTAGGGCTTTTTCTAATTCCTGAGCTGAATAATTGTTGTAATTTACCGTTAACCCGCTCATGTATGGCAGCTACCTCAATGATTAAACCATGCTTATCGTTAAAAGACTCAGAAAAAATTGTTTGTATTTTTGAAAAATCTGGTAGTTCAAGAGTAAAGTTCTCTATGAAATCAAAAGCCATTTTTATCTCCAAATTTAACTATTCATCATTTATAGTAAATGAACTATTTATAAGATTAAACAATATTATACAAATATATCATACTTTCTACGACATTTCTAAATATTGCAAATGTCTAGGATCTCCATGCTGAAGAAAGTGCTGTAACATCGGCCTATGCATAATATGAGGTGCATAAATATAAGATGCGGAGTAAAGTTTAAGTCCGGCCTTTGCGGCGTTGGCGCACCAACCAAGATCTTCGCCCTGACTATGTATTTCGTAATTAATTGTTTGATATGTTTTTTTTGACATCATTTTAGCTGCCATAATAATATCAGATTTAAAATATTCTCCTAAGGGATAATTTTCTTTTCTATATCCTTGACCACCGGGTTGATCTAACCAATCCATAACACTAGGATACATTGTGTCGTTTGGAGTCATAAACATAAGCGGACTTACTGCATCAGCGCCATCTTGAATGTGGCTAACCAAACAATTAATTGTATTTGAATTGGTAATTAAAACATCTGAGTCAAGACTAAAAAAATATTCTGGATTTATTTCTCTGACCTTTTCAAGTAATTTGTTTCTTAAAAAGACCATATTAGAATACTTAGATATACTCCATGTTCTTGAATTTTCCTTGTGCTCAAAATGGGGTATTTCATTTCTTGTATCTATTTCAAATATTTCAATATTTGGTCTGGCATTTCTATATCTGATTAAACTAGATATAGTGGCTTCGTCATCTGGGGATACCTCAAATACGAAACCAATTTTAGATAAATCAACCTCTTGATTTTCGATGCAAGAAATCCAATATGGGAATATCCATTCTCTTTTATAAATTGGACAACCTATTAATAGCTTAATCATTTTGCTATTATTTATTCAGCTACTGCTACTGTTACCGGTTGATCTTTTTTGATATCTTTTTGCTTTTTCTTTGAAACTGGCTTTTCTTCAACCACTTCAATTTTAGTTGGTTGCTGTACGGGTTGTTCATTATACTCTTCTGACGGAGTAATAATTTCAACAATAACATCGATAACATCAACAAGTGATTCAAGCGCTAAACGAGTTTGTCCGTTGCGAACCGCTATTCTAAATTTTTCTAATATATCTTGCCCTTCTACGCCGCTAATATCAGACATTTTTATCATCCTTTTCGATATCTGTTCCTAATACATTATACTCTTTTTCAAGAAGATTTTCAATTATTGTTAAAAACTTATTATCATGTCTTCTAATATTTGGTGAAAAAGAACGACCATTTTGATTTTGTGGTCTGGACTTATTGCCAGTACCTTTTCTAGAATTTGGCAAATTTCTTTGGCCGACTGTTGCCGATTTTTGACCATCAGAATTTTTTGGCTCTGGGGCATTTTGTGCAGACAGCTCAGCTTGCGCACCAGCTATATCTATTTGTATTTTAGCTTGCATTCCGCCATATAATTCTTCGACGTCGACATCGGTACTCATTCCCAAAGCTAATCTAGCTTCGTTGAGTGTTATGGTATTATTAACAAACTTTTGGATAATATGATTTTCTTTTTTAACCTGAGTATCCACATCTATTTCTTTAAACTTAAAAAAACATCTATCTGATTCTCCAACAACAGCTGGATTTGTAGTTGGATCATATCCGCCTTCAAATAAAAGCTCATTAAATATATTAAGTCTTACCATTTCTGCAAAACTTTTTTGAATTTGCTTAACCTTATCGTAGAGAGCAGTATCCAATCTATCAGTAACGGATCTATTACCGCCATTCATTGTCATACCCAAGTGATGTGGTGCAACACCCAAACCTACTGCGACTCTTTCCTTAAAATGATCTAAATATTTTGATGCGTCTAATGCGGTATTTTCTGAACCGATTATTTCTATATCGTGTCTAAACGGTAGAATTAATCCACCTTCTGCTCTAAGATTTTCTATTTCTAGGGCGGCTTGATCTATTTCTTGTGGTTCGGCTGGCTGCTCTGCAGTACCAATCTTATACTTGTACAGTGGAAAGAGTTCTCTATGAACAAGATTTTGTATGTCTTCTTCAATCTGCCTGAGAGCAATAACGTCATCTAGCACACTGTTAATATAGGGGGTACCGAATGCTCTCCCAGGTTTTCTATCTAAATGAAGATGTATCACTCTATCTGCGGACCAAACTGGATCTCTCTCTGTTGGAGCATACGTTAGCGGATCAGTTGCCTGTTGATAAGCCTTTGGTCTATTGTATTTGTCTCTAAGAATTCTAACCTGTTCAGTTGGAATAAGATAATATCCAGCTATTGGGTATTCTGCATTTACTGGATTAAGCTTACTCGGAAAGTAAGAAGCTATGTCACCCCTACCCTTAACGATAAAAGCATTTCCGAACTTAAAAAGTTGATCAGAAACTTCAATCAAGAAATCCAAAAATGGTCTCTTCATAGCCATTTCCATATAATCTATTCTTTGCAATAGATAAGAAACCGCTTCTTGATTTTCTGAGACTATTTCCCAACCCTCTTTCCAGAAAAGCTCTTTATGCTTT